TTATCATCCTTATCATCCTTATCATCCTTATCATCCTTATCATCCTTATCATCCTTATCATCCTTATCATCTTCTTTATTAATCCACTTTCTAATAGCCTTAATAATATCAGAGGGATTATAACAAGGAATATGACTACTCCACCCAGTTCCTATACCAGCAGAACATCCATTCACCAAAATAATCGGAATAATCGGCACATAATAAGTAGGTTCAATCTTGTCTCCATCATCGTACAGATAATTTAATAAATAATCATCTTCCTGTCTAAAAATAAGTCTTGTAAGAACATCAAGTTTTGTAAAAATATAACGAGAACTTGCAGCATCCTTTCCTCCTGAAATACGACTTCCATACTGCCCATCTCTAAATAATAATGGAATATTATTACTTCCTACAAAATCTTGCGCCAAAGAAGTAATTGTTCCTAATAAACATTGTTCCCCATGATGATAATTTGTCTTTTCAGCAACAAATCCAGCTAACTGTGCAACTTTCATAGTCTTTCCATTATACTTTAGGTTCTTTAGGAAAGTAGCATATAAAATCTTTCTATGACTCTCCTTTAATCCATCCATAATACATGGAATACTTCTTTTACAATCATCAATGGAAAACTTGATCATCTCGTTATCTAAAAATTTAGAAATGTCCAAGAATTGGACAGGGTTCTTACTTACAATTTCAACTTCTTTTAGAGGGTTATACTCTTTCAACCAAGTCTTACGTTGATCACTAAACTTTGAATGAAATACCTTGTCCATTGTCTCATCTGTCTTATCATCTTTTACAAATTCAATCATCTTTTTTCCAAAAGAACTTTTAATCTCTTCATTATTATTTGTACCCAATCCTTTGAAATATTTAACATCACCCTTCTTGTTTGGATTTTGTTCTTTATATTTCTTAAAGTCTTCAAGAGTATAAAAAGATAAATCACTCTTTCCAGAATATATTCTTACAATTGGTGTTCTCATACAATTAATAAAAGATGGATTTCGATCAATTAAAGTTGGAAATAGTTTATGAAAAAAATTTAATAACAACCCACAAATATGATAACCATCTACATCAGAATCAGTCAAAATAATAATTTTTCCATATGATAAACTATTATACATGTCATCATCCGTATAATCAACTCCATACTTTAAATTTAACGCTTTGATAATATCTCCAATTTCTTTATTCTTAGTAATAGAGGCAATATTAGAATTTCTTACATTAAGAACCTTTCCTCTCAATGGATAAATTCCAAAGTAATCTCGACCTTTTCTACCACCAACTCCTGTCTGAATTCCCTTTACAGCAAATGTCTTTGCTGAATCTCCTTCACATAAAATAAGAGAACATTGATGAGAATTCTTTGTACCTGCTAAATTAGCTTGATCAAGTCCTTCTATCTTTACAAATCCCTTCTTCCTTTCGATTTTTTTCAAAGCAATTAACTCTCTTCCCTTTACCAAGTTTTTAATATTCTCAATCACCGACCATTTTAAAATAGAATTAATATGTTTATTCTCTATTACCTCTATTGGATTTATTACGTTTGGTGAAGTAAGATACGACTTTTCCTGACTTGAAAAACATGGATTAGGTAATTGACATTTTATAAAGAAATGGAAATAAGGTTTTACATCTCTCATTGTAAGAGTACTACCACTTTTCTTTATAGAAGAATTAATCTTTGTTAATACTGGATGTAACAAAGAATTACACCAAGTGTCAACATGAATCCCTCCATTAAATGTCTCTATTCCATTAACAAAAGATGTAAAACCAAAACCATCCCCTTTTAAATTAGGACAAACAACTACATTTGAATCAGAAGAATTAATAGAAATTGTTTCAATTTCTTCTCGCTGACTTGGTAAATAGTAAAATAACGAATAATCCTTCAAAGACTTTACCGGAATTTTATTTCCATTATAATAAACATTAATCCCAGTAATCATTGCCATATCTATAATATTTCTAAACATTAATCTTTTCATATCTTTAGATAACTCTTTCACCCCAAACCTTTCATAATCTGGAAGAAAGGAAATCTGGGTATAGCCAGTTTTTTGTTTTGGTGAAGTAATTTTTGGTTTGTCTTTCTCAGACATGTTATTCTTCCAATTCTGAACAAATTGATACCCGGTATGTGAGTCAAACAACTTTACAGAAAATTCTTTAGAGAAAATATTTGTACAATTATGAGTTACCGTAAAATCATTAATTAAAAATCTTTGATTTCCATCAATCTGAAATCCTACATAATAATCATATCCAATTTCTTCAATAGTAATAACACCAGTTGTTTGGGATGTATTATGAGGAAATGGAGATTTACATTTCTTATGAGGAATTTTTGTTGGAATATCCTTTACCCCTTCTCCTGAAATATTAATATTAAATGCCAAACCCTCTTTTAGTTCACCTTTCCGTCTCCAAGAAGTTTTCTTAATAGTTTCACTACAACATAATCCTAATGATCTTGAAAGAAAAACTATATCTTCTGCTAATTTAGTATGGTTCATTTCTTGTGTAATAATTATTCTTGTACCATTTCTTTGTACTGAACTATCTGTGTCAATAATTCCAGCTAAAATTTTAAGTCTTGTTTCACGATCATTAATAATATAATCTTGTGGAATATGTTTATTCTTAAATAAATTGTATTTTCTTAAAAGTTTTGTAAGAGGTGAATAATCTTTATCTGAAGTAGATCCATAACCAGTTTGATTTCCGTCTCCTAACCATAAACCTAAAATATATGGATCAATATCTACTTCTTTTTTTACCCATTCAACACATTTACCACGAACACCAGCAAGTCTTTCTTTTGTTGTTTTATTTAACTTGATAAAATCTTTAATGCTTATATCAAACACGTTATCGTCTTTAATAGGCTTACAAAATTCTTCTATTTTATCTCGTGCTTCTTTTATTTCTTTTGTATCATAAGCAGATATAGTTTTTCTGTTTATTTTTTTCTCTTCATTATTCCACCACAATACATTCCAACTTTTTTTAACTGAATTCCAAAAAATAACTTTATGATCAGCCATATGCAATGTTAAAATGTGGTCTTCGTTTACTTTATAACTTTCACCCAATGACTGTGTTACTTTATACATCTTTCCATTTCCATTAATTATATTAAATATATTTCTTGGAAGTCCGTCATCTCCAATTAAAATATCACCCATTTTAACATCTTTTGCTTTAACACTTTTACCAGAAAATAGTGGAACAATTGTATCGAGTGAAATACATTTCTGTCCCAGTCCATTTTTTCCAGATGTCATTCTCTCTTCTTTATCATCATAATTACTTGAAGTCAAGAGCTTTCCAAAAATTAATTCTGGATTATAAAGACCACTTTCATGATTAATCTCAACTGGGATTGATAAACCATCATTCCACACAGTAATTCTTCCAATATCATCAATATCATCAATATCAACTTTAATTTTTGTACTCTTAGTGTCTGTATTGCTACTTCTCCATACATTATCAATAGCATTAGATAAAACTTCTATAAAGATACGATGCAAACCATGATTAATATCTCCTTTCTTTTTGGAAATATAAATTTCCTTTTCAGAATTATCAATATCAGTAATATCATCAATAATCTTTTTCTTACTCTTTTTCTCTTTTTTATCAATTTTCTTTACAAAAATATCTTCGTCTTCATCTTTTTTATCTTCATTATTACTGGTCTCGTTATCTATATTATCTATATTATCTATATACTCTGCTCCATAAAAATCAATATCTATATTCTTAATACTTCCAATATACATATCAGGGCGATGTAAAATATGAGTACGTTGGTCAAGAGAGACATAAGAAGGCTTTGAAATATTTGATCCGACTACTGACATTATTTTTTAATTAACTTTTTTTGATTAAATTAACTTTTTTTAAAAATCATTTTTATATATTTATTAAAATAAATGCTTGAAGACGGTATTATACTTAAAATAATTTTTATTGTTTTATTATTAATAAATTGTGGACTTACACTTAGTCTTGTATCAAAATCTTTCAAAGAAGGCTGGGCTAACGGTTTTGGAACAACTGATAATACTAAACCAAACTTCTCTTCTACATATATCAAACCCATTTTAGATGACGAAGATTATGGACAAAAAACATACGCTGGATGTTCGTGCTCGGGATATGGAGTAAAAAATAATATAAATATGCCATTTAACAACGACTCTAATCTATATGCAAAGACTAAATATCAAGGATGGTAGTCATTTTAAAAAAATAATATAAATCACAATAAATTTATATTATACATTATACATTATATTTAAGATTATACGTTATTACTTTTTCTTAGACCCCTTTGAAACATTCGAAGAGTTTGAAGCCTTAGAAGCCTTAGAAGCCTTAGAAGCCTTTGATGAATTATTTACAGGTGATGGGGATCGATCAGGAGAACTTGGAGATAATGATTGTGATCGATGTCGTGGACTTGGAGAAGAGGATCTTGATGACGATGATGACGATGAATCATTTTCATCTTTAAATTCTTCCTCTCCATCGAGATAATTATCAATATCACCAAGTCCAATTTTTTCATGGACCTTTTCAATACGATCCTCATTATCATCTCGTCGAGAAAATCCAAAATCAATCTTTTGTAAGGTCCCATTAAACTTACGATGAAACATATAAGAATTTAGATCAACAATACACATCTGTCGAGCAGTCTCTTCGCTTACCAAATGTTCAAGCTCCAAGTCAAAAGTACTCATATTTTCAATAATATAAAATTCTACCTTCTCAAGCTGTTTATGAAGATGAGTAAGAGCTTCTTCGTTTCCTTCATATCTAATAAAATTATACCAAGATTCATACTCTTCTCCGTTACTTTCCATCAAGATTGCATATCGATATGATTCTTCCATATTTATATATTTTATAATAAAGTATGTTTTTAAGTATAGTTTTTATTTATCTTCATCTTTAGATTCGTCTTCATTAAATTTAATTATATTATTATCGTTATCATTATTAATATACTCGTCAAAAAAAATTGGATTTCTCCTCTCCATTATTGACAAGGCAATCTCTATTTCGTTCTCTGTTACACGTGTCTTTTTTGAGTATAATGTTATATTATTTGAATATTTTAATAATTCAACCAACCACTTTTCCAGATAATTTTGAAAATAATCAAAACAATCTTTTTGGTATCTAATATCAGGATAAATTAAATTTATATAATTCTTAAATTTGATCTCCATACATGTCTTTGGGAATATATATTCTGTATATTCCTGTATATGCTTGTTATATTTTGTATCATTTATCTTATTTCTAAAAATAGGATGAGTATATGGAATAATACTTGATCCATATAAATATATATTATTAGAAACAAAATAATTAGTTAATTCCTTATCTAATCTTATGCCATTTTCTATATCATTAACAGTTATTCTAATATTCTTGTTCAGACTTACATTATTTGCCAACTCTAATATTTGAGATATAAAATATTCTATTACACCTGCCAAAAAAATAGGAGCATTATAAGATATATGCATACCGCTATTCTTCAAAAACTTTACTAACATACTTGGTGGTAATAATATATCAGCCTTTTCATTTCTCGATTTTCCTTTATTATTATTATCTAAACAGCATGTTACATAATTTTTTGATGATTTATAACCCTCTTCTATAGATTTTTGACACAATTGTCCAATAAAAATCAACTTTATCGCCGTTTCTAAATCGCTTTCAGACATTGTCTTTCTATTGTTTGATGATATAATGAACGAAACTTTATTTGTTATAATTTTACACGTTGATATTGTTAACTCGTTCATTAAATGCTTTGCTTGAAAAGTTATATCTCTCTTTGGGCATATCTCTTTTAGAATCTTTCTTATATGATGAACAAAATA